TCTGATAATAAAAAGAGTATATATTATCTAAAACAAATAACAACTAAAAATCCATTTGAAAATGAAGAAACAGAAGCTTGATTTTAACGCCTGGATGGATCACATATCTAACCAGCTCCAGGAGGATTACAGAAAACTTTATTATTCATCTAAATTCAAACAAGATGCTAACATTTCAAGAGTATCACGAAAAGAATCAACAGATCTACGAAGAGTTCAAACGCTTCGCCTTTTTGCTGATCAATAATGGTCACAAAAAAATCGGAGCCAAGCAGATCTTCGAAAGGATCCGCTGGGAGTCAATGATCGAAAAGACTGATCGATACAAAGTAAATAATAATTACACGGTCGATTATGCTTACAAATTTGAATCAGACTTCCCATACCTGGAAGGTATTTTCTTCCACAGAATCAGGAAAGTAAAAAATTAGTATATTTGTAAACCGGGCCGGTCATGTAGGCTGGCCCACATCTAACCAATAAAATGAAAAAAGAATTTGTAACATACGAGCAAGCATTAGCCTTAAAGGAATTAGGTTTTGATGATGAATGCTGTGGATATTATTCTGATAATATTCTTTATATCTATGAAATTGAAAATAAAAATCTTTGCAATGGAGCAATTGTCTGTGCACTTAAACAACAAGTATTTAGATGGTTTAGGGAGAAGTATAATAAAAATTCATTTATTGAATTAGTTTATGAAGATGGGTTAAAGTATGACTATGTTTTATATGTAGATAAAAAAGAAGAAGAATGTGAAAATTATGGAGATGGACCATATAATACTTATGAAGAAGCAGAGAATGCTTGTATAGATAAACTTATACAGATAGCTAAAAAATAATAAAATGACAAGAAAACAATTTGCAGTAAGTTTAGTGAAGCGTTTCCAGGAAGCGCACCCACAAATCAAGAAAAACAAAGAGGAGGCAATCGCTTCCGCAATCCTAGCGACAGAGATCGTCTTAGAGTCGATTGCTTTAGGAGATTTAGATCTTAGCCACTGGGCAGATATAAGAGAGGATATCATAAATTTGTAAGACAATGACACCTAAAGAAAAAGCAGAAGAACTATATCGTAAATATTGGGTTTATTTTACATACGAACAAAGCGTTAATAGCATATTTAAACACGCCAAAGAATGTGCTTTAATTGCAGTAGATGAGATATTGAATAATGATGGATTCACGCAATTTGATATTTACCTAACAGAATTTTGGCAAGAAGTTAAACAAGAAATAGAGAAGCTATGACACCAAAAGAAAAATCAGACGATATAATCAACTATATCAGCGAAACTCATCTAAAGAAATACGGCAAGATTCAGATGAAATACGTCTTAGAAGAAGCACTGGAAAACTCCAGGCTGATCATTAAAAATAGAATCATCGACGGACTAGACGCGACGTACTGGCGCGAGGTAGTTAGTCACATAAAGGAAAGACAATGACACTAGAGGACCAATGCTTTCACGCTGTCGTGAACGTGCGAATCGCACACGAACAGCAAACGATTTCGGACTATTCTAAGATTATGAAGTATTACAATCCAGAGGTCAAAGCTTTCGATCTGATCCTTGATAAGATCAGCGAAGCGGAGGCAGAGATCCAGCGATTAACCGAGCTGTTAAATTCTTAGGAATAATTTGTGAATTAAAAAATCTTTTTTAAATTTGAGAACAATAAGCCGAGCGGGTGGTAGCACTCGGGTTATTTTAAGGGTTTAAAAAACCGAAGCCAGCTTTGCTCTACCACGCATTGTCTGGCTTTTTTTTATTTCAAAATCATGAGTAAATTAATTATTAAAAACAGATATTCGGTAATTCCGAATGACTTAGTAAACAATCCAGAAATATCTCTTAGAGCTAAGGGTTTATTTGCATTCATTCAGTCTAAGCCAGATGGATGGGATTTTAGCGCCGATCGAATATCTAACCAAACAAAGGAGGGATTGCAGGCAGTTATATCTGCTCTAAAGGAATTAGAGAAAAGCGGATATCTTTTAAGGGAAAGATTTCAAAATGAGCAAGGGCACTGGGGAGTAAATTATATACTAAAAGAAAATCCTACTACCGAAAACCCTACTATCGGAAACCCACCTATCGGAAATCCTGGTATAGGAAAAGCAACAAACAATATAAAGAAAGAAACTAAAAAGAAAGAAGTAGTAAAAAAGAAAGAGTTTGGAGATTTTTTTGGAATCAAAACTACTTATTCTCTGAATCCAGTAAGGAATGAATTATTTGAAAAGTGGATCAAATACAAGAAAGAAAAAAAATCTACTTACACACCTTCTGGAATCAATCAACTTCTTAAAGAATGGGAAGAAGTTCCAACAGCTGACTTAGAGAAAGCGATCAATTTAAGTATCGCTAACAACTGGCAAGGGCTATTCCCTCCTAAAAAAAATAATTTTATCCCAGGAAGTAATGATTCTAAAAATTCTACTATCTTGCAAGACAAACCTATAATACCAATCGAATGGCAATAAAGCTAAACCTTAGCGATCTACACCTTGAGAAGGACATCATCGCTCACTTACTAAGCTATCCTCACTTATTTTCGGAGGCTGACAAAATTATCAATGCTGAATCATTCACTGACACTTTATTCAAGGCGTCATATTTGGCGTTTAAGGAACTATCGCTAGAAGATAAGAGGATCACTAGAGCAGATGTATTTCGTGTCCTTAAAAGCAAAGAAAAGGAGAAAGGAATTTCTTCAGAGCTGGTCCTGAAATTAATGCCAGACCGAGTGATTAATCTGGAAGACTCCTGCTATCTGCTAAAAGAGACAGAAGGAAAGAGAAGATTTCACGATCTGGCATTCAAAATCCAGGCAGCGATCCTTGATAACAAAGAAGTCTCAGACTTACAGACGATCATCGAGAAGGAGATGGACTCACTAGAGCGATCTATCGAATCGACAGAGGTGTTTGATATCGCTAATCTTTACGACGATGTGATCAATCGCCTAGAGGCAAACGCTGGAAAGATAAAATTCTCAGGGATCGACACTGGATCGCGTGAACTTAACTACATCCTTGGAGGATTCCAGGAAGGGATGACGGTTATTGCTGGTCGTCCAGGTATGGGAAAGACAGTCGCTGGATTACAACACGCTAAGAGCGCTGCAAAATCTGGCAAACGAGTTCTATTCCTTTCTCTTGAGATGCCAAAGGAGTCGCTCATGTATCGTCTTATTAGCTCCGAGAATTGCGACTATAAATATAGCGATCTAAAAGCTAACCGAGTGAAGCCGGACGATATACTTAAAATACGCAACTCGAACGCGTCGATCCTTAAATCGCTTCCGATCTTCTTCTATGACTCCGATAATCGCGATATCAACTATCTGTCTATGATCCTGACATCGGAAGCCAAGCGCAATAAAATTGACCTGGTAGTCATCGACTATCTGCAACTGATCAGAGACAATCAGCTAAAGGATCAGTCAGACTTCGCTCAGGTTTCTTCCGTATCGAATAAGATCCAGAAGCTAACCAGGAAGCTAAAGATCCCTATCATCGCTTTATCTCAGCTATCCAGGGGAATCGAGGGAAGATCATCAAGGCTTCCACAGCTCTCAGATATTAGAAGCTCTGGGAATGTCGAGCAGGACGCGATCGCAGTAATAGGACTATATCGCGACGATTACTATAAATACACCGACGCCAGGGCTAACAATACAGCCAAGGGGCCAGACGATAATATTCTAAACTATGTGATCCTAAAAAATCGAGACGGGGAGACTTGCACGATCGATCGCTATGTGGATATTACGACAAACCGGATTGCGGATTCTTACGAGGAGCTCCAAGGGTTTAAGCCAGTCTACCAGGACAGCGCGATCAATACGATTGTAAATGAATTCGAACCTACTAAATTCTAAAATTGTGAAATTAAATTATAATTGGAATCTTAATGATACAGTATTCACTAAAGATAAAGGCAAAGTATTCTCTTGTTTTGCATGTGGAGGAGGATCTACAATGGGATATAAACTAGCTGGGTTTGATGTTTTAGGATGCAACGAAATAGATCCTAAAATGATTGAAGCTTACAAGGTTAATCATGATCCTAAGTATGCTTACTTAGAACCTATTCAAACTTTTAAATTAAGAAAAGATCTTCCAGAAGAATTGTATAATCTTGATATTTTGGATGGATCTCCTCCTTGTTCTAGTTTTTCTATGTCTGGGAATAGAGGGGAAGACTGGGGAAAAGAGAAGAAATTTAGAGAAGGACAAGCTGATCAAGTTTTAGATACTTTATTTTTTGACTTTATAGACTTGGCTAAAGAATTGCAACCTAAAATAGTGGTAGCTGAAAACGTAAAAGGATTACTTTTAGGAGAAGCTAGAAACTATGTAAGAAGAATTTTAAAAGAATTTGATGAAGCAGGATATTATGTAGTTTATAATTTACTAGACGCTTCATATATGGGAGTTCCACAAAGAAGAGAAAGGGTATTTTTTACTGCTATCAGAAAAGATTTAGCAAAAAATATAATGAAACAGGTGGATATGTTTACTGAAGAGCCGTATATTAAATTAGAGTTTAATGAAAAACCTATACTATTTGGAGATTTTTATAAAGCAGATTCAGAAAACGATAGGCCATTGACATCTAAGGAATTCTTAAGATTGTGGAATTTAAGACAAGAGGGGGATTTAGATATGAGTTATTCAGCACAAAGGGAAGGAAAAATGAAATTCTGGAATAGCAAGTATTTATTAAAAGACAAAACTCCTTTAACTTTCCCAAGCCAAAAAGATGCTTGCATCTTATTTGATGAGCCTAGAAAACCTAATAAATACGAAGTTTGTTGTATAGGTACATTTCCACAGGATTATGATTTTAATGGTAATAATTATTTTTACCTGGTAGGTATGTCTGTTCCTCCTATAATGATGGCTAGAGTAGCAAATGAAATTTTTAATCAATGGCTAAGTAAAATATGATAACTATCAAAGGCCAGGTGCCTAGCAAGTCAAACGGATACCGGATCGGAGGGAATCGCCTCTATAAGACCGTTGATCTAAAGGAGTACGAAGTAAGCTTCGAGTGGCAGATCAGAAAGCACAAAGGCGAAACGATCAGCGTTCCTTTCCAGATTTGGATCGATGTCTACTTCCAATCTAACAGATCTGACCTGGACAACGCGGCTAAGGTTATCCTTGACTGCCTCCAGAATTGTGGAATGATTGCAAACGATCGACTCTGTTCGGTCCTGGTTATGAGAAAGCACATTGATAAGCTGGATCCTAGAATTGAATTTGAGATAAAAAAAATAAACGAAAAATAAAATGGAAAATAACCAATATGGGGCACCTATTTATGTAGATTGGAAATTTCATAGAATAATTGAAATGTTAAGAGAAATTCCTGGATATGAAAATATAAGCTTAGAATTTAAATTTGTCCAAATAGATGGATTTCGTCAAATTGGTGAATATGATGTGACTGGTGGTATTAAAGAAGGCAATAATTGGATTCTAAAATATCACAGAAAATTTTTGCATAACGACAAAACAGAAGCTAGAGTTTTGGCGATTACAGAAATAGAAGAACAGATAATTAAATCCGTATGGATGACTGCAATTAATAGTTTTAAAAATCAAACTATTGGACACTAATAAAAATCTGCCGGACAATTATAAGCTTTGCATCGCCTGGATCGAGTCAGAATTGACACGAGAGACGCGATCTATTGCTTTGCCTGGTGTTATCATCAACGACTTAAATCATTCGCTTAGAATCAATCTTTTGCGAATCTTAAATAATCACGGATCCGAGCGGAGGGCTGCTTTCCTTCGGACCAAAAGAATAAAGGACTATCTAAATAAAAACTCATGAAAAAACTAAAAGAAAAAGAGACGATCATCATCTACGCTGGACTGATCAACGCGCTGATCGATCACATCGAGGCAGACTTCCGTCCGTCGATCTTCAATCGCCAGTCGCTGAAGATGAAATCAAACAGCGTCCTGGATGAACTGCTCAAGATCGAGCAGGAGATCTATAAAGGCGATCCTAGCGGAGAAGTCACTGATCAGTACCTGGATGCCGGGAAGCTTATGATGCTATTCTTTCGCCTCGGCTTGGAGATGACCGAAATGTCAGAGACTAAGAGCGAAGGTCTTAATACTCAGCTGAATATATTATTAAAAAATTACGGAGTAAATTTGGAGTTTTAAAAAAGATTTTTTAAACTTTGTACAACCAAACGAAATACCAATGAATAGTAACGCTGAGCAAGTGGTCAAACCTGATCACTATCAAGGAAAGGGAGGACTCCAGGCGATCGATGTGATCGAGGCTTTTGGGCTTGGGTTCTCCCTAGGTAACGTAGTTAAGTACGTTCTTCGAGCAGGCAGAAAAGCAGACAAACTCCAGGACCTAGAGAAGGCGGTCGAATACTTGAAGTATGAGATCGAGAATCACAAACGGATCGTGAAGGAAGTCGAAGCTTATATCGCTAATCTACCAGAAGACTTATAGTGAAGAGCAGAAACGAGATAATCGAGGAGCTGTACCTTTCGAAGGATATAAGCCAGGCGCTTCGCAAGATGCAACCGGCTAACCTCCGCGACGATCTTAGGCAAGAGATGTTCATCTCACTCTGCACTCTAAGCGATGAGAAGTTCTGGAACCTTTACGAGAATAACGCGCTGAAGTTCTACCTGGTCAGAGCCATGCTAAACATGATCAGAAGCACTGGAATGAATCAGCCTTTCTTCCGTAACTTCCGGGCGAAGTTCGAATCGATAGAGGAGATCGAAAACCTAGAAGATCAGATCGACAACTCGAAGGACCAGAAGGAAATTCTGTTTGATTTGCTAGATAGTAAGAGAAAGACGCTGTGCTGGTATGAAGACCGACTGCTGGATCAATACGTCGAATCTGGTTTCAATCAGATGGACGTCCACAGAAAGACCAAGATACCCTATCCGTCGATCGTCAAAACTATCGCGTTAATCAAAAAGAAACTCAAGGATGAATAAGAAGCCAGATGAGACAGCCCGTGAGCTGTTCAATAATTGCCTTTACTTTACTGGCTCCAAACTAATGGCCCGAGAGTGCGCTCTGTTTATGTGCCAGAAGTTTATCGACATGTCGAAGAGGATGGACGATAAATGCTATTACCTGGAAGTAAAAGAAGCGCTCTATAAAATAGAAATAAAATGAGAACAATAACTAAATCAGTGATTAATCTTTCGGAGATTCCTTTTGAATTGCATGAGTATCTTCCTGGTGGTCCAGATAATGCTCCTACTTATGAAGAATATCATATTGATGATTCAGAGCCAGATGCTTTAACTCTTTGGTTACTTGACAAGTATCCTACATTGAAAAGCAAAATTAGTTTTCTCATTCACATAGATGTTTAAATCATGATTCAGCTAATCGCCTCAGTGGCTTTCGTTACGTTCTTTCAGATGAACAATCTGCATCACAGCCTAAGCCTAAACTTTAAGCCATTCAACTGCGCGCCATGTCTAGGATTCTGGACTGCGCTTGTATTGATCTGGGCGCCAGTGGAACTCTGTGAGGTTATAGCGATTACGTTCGGGGCAGGTGTGAAGTGCGCCATTATTTACAGACTATTAATGAAATTATAATGACAGATCAAGATATTAAATCACTACCAGTTTATTATAAAGACGGAGAGCTTTATTGGTCAGAAGTTACTAGCAATAGAATTAAAAAAGATACTATTGCTGGATCACTAACAGAACATGGATATAAGTTTATTTCGATAAATAAAAAACGTGTTTATGTTCACAGACTAATTTTTTTCATTTTCAATGGATATTATCCAAAATATGTCGATCATATAAATGGCAATAAATCAGATAATAGGATTGAGAATCTAAGAGAATGCACTAACTCTCAAAATGTAGCTAACAGAAATAAATTATCGACTAATAAAAGCGGATTTAAAGGAGTCCATTTTGTAAAATCAAATGGTAAATGGAGGGCTCAAATTACAATAGATTCAAAGCCTAAACATCTTGGATATTTTTCGAATCCAGAAGAGGCAAACGAAGCTTACAGAATTGAATATAAAAATCATTTTAAAGAATTTGCAAGATAATGACAGACCAAGATATTAAATTCATCCAGGATAATATCATCAACTTCGAAACAGTGGCGCTAGGTTATACTAGAAATTTGGAGCATGGGATACTCGATGAATATACACGAATATATCAGAGATCGCTAGATTCTGGATTTCACTTAAATGCTTTCTGTGGCGCATGTGTCTTCGACATGCTCAAGCGATTAAAGCATCACTACGAGAATGTGATCTCAGCTCAACAAACTAACCAAACCAATGACAAAATCCAAGCTAAGAATCCTCGCGGTAGGAAGTCAAAATAGTGGAGTAACCTACCACAGACTGGCGCTTCCTTTGTCGATCATGGAGAAGGAATACTGCCTGATCACAGACACAATCACAGAGGACCTATTGAAAGAAAAGAATTTCAATGTGGTAGTGGTAAATCGGTTCCTAGAATCGGTGCCACTGCTCCAGCTTCTGGAATGGCGCCAGAAATTTGGCTTTAAATTGGTGGTAGACATTGATGACTACTGGACTCTGTTCGATAAGCATCTAAGCGCGCCTACCTATCGCAAGCTTGGAGTGACTAGGATCATCAAGGATTACATTCGTTTTGCTGACCTGGTTACAACGACTCACAATCGCCTCCGCTTGGAGATCGTCCAGATCAATAAAAACTGCGAGATCCTTCCAAACGCTTTGCCATTCGATAAGGATCAATTCACGGCGATCAGGAAGGAGAATGAGAAAGTAACGATCGCACATACTGGATCGATCACTCACTACCCGGACATTCAGCAACTTAAGAAACCGATCGAAGAGCTGGCGAAGTCTAGGGTGTTTAGAGAGAATACCAGGATGCTTCTGTGTGGATGGAATAATTTCAATAAGTGGCACTGGGAGCAGATGGGAAATCTATACACTGCTAATGAGAAGCTTGACTATAAGATTCTCGAGTCGATGCCAGTCGATCTATACATGAATTTTTACCTTGAGGCCGACATGCTTTTAGTTCCTTTGCTGGATAATAAATTCAACAGACTAAAGTCGAATCTTAAAGCGCTGGAAGCAGGAGCGAAAAACATCCCGATCCTAACCTATAAGCGTGCGCCTTATGACGATATCCCGACGATCTTCGAGGTCGACAACTGGGAGCGTGACATTAAGCGAATGGCATTCAGTAAGCAGATGCGCGATGACTACGGCTATCGGAATGGGGAATATGTCCGCGAACATTACGATATCTTTAAAATTAACGAAGGGCGTTTTGCTACTTACTCCAAACTAATCGAGTAAATTATGCCGGTCATATTGTGCAGTAATGGAAAATACAGAATAGGCTCAGGTGCTTGCATCTACGACACCGAGGAGAAAGCGATCGAAGTCTACCAGGCGATCCTAGCCGGTGGAGCTTTTGCTGAGTCTTATAGCGACTATCCAGAGGCAGCGACAAACAACGCCAAGCGAGCGCTTGCTTATGCTGAGAAAAACGGATGGGGATCATGTGGCACTCCAGTAGGTAAAGCCAGAGCTAACCAGCTAGCAAACAAGGAGCCGATCTCACGCGACACGATTGCAAGAATGGCGAGCTTCAAAAGACACCAGCAGAATAAATACGTTCCTTATGGCGAAGGCTGTGGCGGTTTAATGTGGGACGCCTGGGGAGGTACCGAGGGGATTGAATGGGCGATTAGAAAATTAGACCAGATAGATAATGCAAGCAACTGAAAAGGAGTTTTTTGATTACGAGATTAGTATCGGAGTGACACCAGAGAATCCAGAATACTGGGCTCTCATGGATGGCACGGCGAACATCATTAAAAACTACGCTCAGTCTGTGATCGAGATCGGTGCTGGTATGGGAACACTAGGCGAATGCTTAGAACACAAAGGAATCGAATACTATGGCATCGAGCCAAACAAGTATCACAGAGAATTTGCATATAATCGGGGGCAATTATTGCACGGACTTGATAATTATCCAAACCGATGCGGAATGATTGTCTCGATCGAGGTGTTTGAACACCTAACAGACGAGCAGATTAACGAGTATTTAGAAAGCATCGAGGCTAATTACCTGCTTCTTTCTTCAACTCCTTACACTACGACTGAAGAATTCGATGCCTGGTGGGGTCATATTAACATAAAACAGACCGATGAGTGGGTTAATTTTATGGCAGAATATGGATATTCGCTGTATCATCGCCTAACTATACCGACTGATTGGACCTTATTATTCAAAAAATGAAAGAGAAAAAACCAGTAAGCACTAAAAAACCAGTCGAGAAAATCAGAGAAGCTGACCTGATCTTGGAATGGGCGAATAAATACATTGACTATTGTCTGGATTCTACTAAGGAAGTAGCAACTGGGGCAGGCGTTCGGATCATTCGTGAGCGTCACTTGCCTACTATTAGCTACTTTTTACTTATATGGCTACCAAGACAAGGCGCTCAATTTTATAAGCGCTCGAATTGGTATAATGTCCTTGGTAATTCTGATCATCCACTACACAAAGAAGTCAAAGAGATAGACGAAATGTTTCGCGCTCTAGCGGCCGATATTGTGGCCAATGAAGGAAAGGGTATCTTCTACGCTAAGAATCTCTTAGGATGGACGGATAGAGCTAAGAACGAAGAGAAACAAGAGATTATTATTAGTTATGAAAAATAACATCGGTATCTATTTAATATCTAGTCCGTCCGGTAAAATTTATATAGGAAAATCAATTAATATAAATCAAAGATTTTATAGATATAAAAAACTGCATTGTAAATCTCAAATAAAATTATATAGGAGTTTCCTAAAGCATGGAATAGAAAATCACAATTTTACTGTATTGTTAAATTGTAATAAAAACGATTTAGATTTTTTTGAAATATATTATATAAAATTATTTGATTCTTTTAAAACTGGATTAAATTGCACATTAGGTGGTGACGGTGCTACTGGGAGAATATTATCGCAAGAATCTAGATTAAAACTAAGTAATAGCCTAAAAGGTAGAAAATCTTGGAATGAAGGGCTAAAGATGAGTGAAGATCATAAAATAAAGCTAAGAAATGCTAGTACAAATAAGGGTAAAAAGAATCCAGCTCAAAGCTTAAGGATGAAAAATAAAATTGCTTATAACAGAAAAACAGTATATCAGTTTGACTTAAATGGTAATTTTATAAAACATTATTTTAGCGCTAACGATGCTATGCAACAGACGAATATTAAACATATAACTTCAGTGTGTAGGAATGAAAGAAAAAGCGCAGGAGGTTATATTTGGAAATATGAGCAAGCAAATTAAGGTTACACTTCCTAATCCACATAGCAAACAAAAGGAAATCATAGATTGTCCTTCTAGGTTTATTGTTGTAAATGCAGGTAGAAGATTTGGCAAGTCTGTTATTTCTCAAACAATGGGAATAAGGGATGCTATACTAGGGAAGAAGGTAGCATATATTACACCTACTTATCAATTATCAAAGACTTTTTTTAAAGAATTATCTAGAATTATTCCTGCTGAATTAGTTAGAAGAAATGAGTCTGATTTATACTTTGAGTTTATAACTGGTGGAGTAATAAAGTTTTTTACAGGTGAACGATTAGATAATCTTAGGGGAAATAAATTTCACCTTGTTATCATAGATGAAGCTGCATTTGTCAGTGATTTAGAAAGCGGTTGGAATGAGGCAATAAGACCAACGCTTACGGACTATAAAGGAAGAGCAATTTTTATTTCAACACCTAGAGGTAAAAACTTCTTTAAAGCTTTATATATTAGAGGTCAATCAGATTTAGATTGGAAGAGTTTTCATTTTACATCCTATGATAATCCATACATTGATTCTAATGAAATAGATCAAGCTAGAAAAGAACTACCTGAGGTTGTATTTAATCAAGAATACTTGGGCAAATTTGCTGATAATTCTGCAAATCCATTTGGTTCAAACTCTATTTCTAAATGCGTTTCTGCTATGTCTCATGATCCGGTCCGAGTGTTTGGGATTGACCTTGCAAAATATAGCGACTGGACTGTGATCATTGGATTAGACAGCGCTGGAAATGTGGCTTACTTCGATCGCTTCCAGAGCGACTGGGCAAGTACACAAAATAAAATCCGAATGCTTCCAAAGGTTCCCATGCTAGTCGATAGCACCGGCGTAGGCGATCCAGTGGTCGAGCAATTACAGCGCGAAGGATTAGCGATCGAGGGCTTTAAGTTTACAAGCCAGTCGAAGCAGGAATTAATGTTAGGCTTGCAGGTGGCGATCCATCAAGAGAAGATCCACTATCCAGCCGGCATGATCCAGGAGGAGCTCGAAATCTTCGAGTATCAATACTCAGCTAATGGTGTAAAGTATTCCGCACCGAGCGGTTTTCACGATGACTGCGTGATGGCTTTGGCTTTAGCCTGGAGAAAGCTAGACTTCAAGGCTGGCACCGGTAAATACAATTTTGTTTAAATGCTATTTAATATCGATATGACTTGGAAAGACGTTACTGTATGGCAGTGGATCCAGCTCCAGAATCTTCTTCAAAAAACTGAAGGACTGACAGAGCTCGACATCGCTGTAAAATCCTTGGCTATTCTGACTAACCAAACAGAAAACCAAATAGACTCCTTATCTGTAAAGGATCTAAATAAGCAATTATTAAAAATAAAGTTCATCACTGACACGCTCCCAGAGCCTAAGCCGGTGGACTTTATTAAGACGCCTGGTAGACGTTACCGGTGTATCTATGACGTTCGAAATATCCCCTATGCACGCTACCTAGAAACGAAGTTTTTCGGGGCTGACATAGCGATGAACATTCACAAGATCGCCGCGTCAATGGTCATGCCTATGAAGCGGACCTGGAGAGGATGGAAAGTATGTAAGTACGATTCGGCTAAGCACGAAGAATACGCTGAGGACATCTTGGAAGCTCCGTTCGAACAAGTGTACGGATCGATAGTTTTTTTTTGTCAAGTCTTCAGCGACTCGATAAAGAATTTGTCGGTCTATTTCAAGACGGAATCAATGAAGGCGGGGATGACGGAAGAGGAGGCCGAGATTCTGGTGGAGGGTTTATGCAACGCTTTGGATGGATATACCAGGCCACAATTATTGCGGAGCACGAAAGGATAAAATTGTCTGAAGTTTACGAGCTTCCGACGATCCAGGCTTTGAATGATCTGTCGTATTTAAAGAGTAAAACAGCGCACGATCGCGAACAAATAAAACAAGCGTATGCCAAGCATTAGTCAAGCTCAAGCTTCTTTAGGATCAGACTTCACAGCTGGAGGAATCTCCAAAGGTGGTGAAGTGGTTTTGAATGCTGTCGAGTCGATCATGACTCAGGCAGCTTTTGAGTTTATACAGCTGGCTAAAAAAAGATTAACTCAGCGAGGCAAGATCGACACGGGTAATCTGTCCGATATCGTAGTCACGGAAGTAAAGCAGAGCGGAACTAAATACTCTTTGACGATCGGATATGATAAAAATAATCCAGCGTCTGAGTATTACGATTTCAATGACAAAGGTGTAAAGGGTATCGGAGGCTTCAAAGGATCGCTTCCTAGAGGATTTCACGAGCCGACTAATAGTCCGTATAGCTTTAAGAATTTACACCTTTCTAGTGGCTTCATTACGTCGATCACTAAGTGGTATTTAAGACATAAGTCTTACATCCGCAACGAGGACCAGAGAAAGAATCTGACCGGCTTACAGCGCAAAAGAAAAACGCTTGGCAATGTGGTAGACAAAACAGAAACGCTTCGAAACCTGGCAATAGCAACGGCTAGAAACATAAAAAGAAAAGGTATCTCTAGGACTGGATTCTTCGAAGATAATATCGAAGAGGCATTCGGTCAGGACTTCCAGATCAAGCTTGCCAAGGCACTAGGTCAAGACGTAGCTTTAAACATTAAACAAACATTCAAATAATGGCGATCACTATTGAAAGCATTCCTGCTAGTTATTCTTCCGCTCACGACGCGCTCTGGTTTGTCGTGAGTTCGGACATGGTAGGCTCAACTAATTTCAAATATGTATTTGACTTACAAATTAATTCCGCAACCGTCGCAAGCTTCAAAGTCTATCCAGACTCTAATAATTTGGGGATCATCGATTTCGGACCTATTGTCAGAAATTACTTTGCAAGCCAACTTGTCGATGACGGATCAGGATTTGTCCGCAATGCAGACTCATTCTTGGCAGTCGATTACACGGTCAGATACGGGGAAGAATACGACGGAGTAGCTCACACAAATTTAACTTCTGGATCCTATAAAGGCTGGAACTTTTCGCTTGATCCTTTCCGAACTCCGATGACTACTTATGAAAATAAGTTCTTAACATCAAGAGACCGGACAGCTGCAAAAGTAGTTCAGGGAGAATCTTTCTTGATCACTTACTTTAATTCAGACTTAGCCAGTTCGCTAACTGCTACGATCCAGAATCTAAACGAGGACGGGACCAATAACGGAAGCGCATCGACTGGATCTAACTTCTTACCTAGCGCAGTTCACGGAATTATTTTGGACCTATCTCCAGCTTCGATAAACGCCTACCTAGGCACGACAAAGATCACGGCGAGCACTTATGCCTATCGCGTATCGATCGGGGCTGATTCGATAACTATCACACAAACGTGCGCACCTAGATTTACCCCGGTTCAGATAGTATTCCAAAATCAATTTGGAGGGTACGATCAGTTCGCGTTTAGATTGCTATCGAGACAGAATAAAAAAATGGATCGCAAAACTTACACACGCTCAGGATATGAAATTAACACTAGCACAAAAACGATGGATTTCAAAGATTCGTCTAATGTTTTTTATGGGGGTACAAGAAGCTTCACGACTGCTATCGATTATTCTTACTTTGTGATCTCTGATTATTTGACGATCGATGACTACAACCTTGGATCTCAGCTTTTAGCTTCTAATGAGATTTATTATCAGTTCGGTGGTAATTACTATCCGATCGTTTTCACTGCCACAAATTGGCAGGAAAAAAATAATAGCTCAGATAAGATCTTCAACTACGAATTGAACTTCGATCTAGGTATCAAACAGTTTAGCCAGTTTAAATAATGATCACAGAAATAATTTTAGAAAATAGCCGGCTTGATATTTACGAGGATATTGGGCTGGAATTAAATTTGGCGATTGATGACATCAAGGACTTTAGCTCTAGGAATACGACGTATTCTAAAACAATCACAGTTCCAGGGAACGCTAATAATAATAAAATTTTTGGGCATATTTATAGCCTCACTAATTCTAATAATTACGGCGTTAATACAGATAATCCAAGCGTTGGTTATAATTTCGATCCGACTAAACAAACGAATGCGAAGATTTTTGTAAATAAAATCCAGGTATTTAAGGGCGTGCTTCGTTTGCTTGAGATCAAGATCAATAAGGGAACGATCGAGTACGAGTGTGCTGTGTTCGGGGAGCTTGGAGGCTTCGCCTCTGCAATCGCTAACAAGACGCTTGAGGATGAGGAATTTTCAAACTACTTTTCGCAGTACGATCAAACTTGGACAGAAGTAAACGTAGAAAACTCTTGGGATGCTTCAGGAACTGGAGTAGTTTTCCCTTTGATTGATTACGGAAACTGCAAGCAAGACGGCAATAATTACCACTTAAACGCCTTTAGACCGGCTTTCTTTGTCCATGAAATAATGGATAAGATAATCGACTATTCTGGCTACACTTATTCAAGCGACTTCTTTAATACGTCCTTCTTTAGGTCGCTAATTATCCCGAATAATTTTGCAAACCTAGAGCAGGTCATCGCTAATTTATTGAACGCTCAGGCGGCTAATATTACGATTGACCAGCCAGACGAATTGCTGACTTTTAACTCAACAAATTTATATCAGTTTACAATCGCGTCAAGTAATACCTTTACTTTTACTGGCACTACTGGAACGCTTGGAAAGTTTACCTTCCAGGGATATGGAACTGTTATAACTCAGCGCCAGGTAAATATCAAGCTTTACCAGAATCTATCTGTGATCGGAGCTTGGACGCTTGCGGATAATGACGATCAGCAAACAGAGTTCTACATTAACCAGGAGATCGAAGCTTCGCTGACTAACGGGGACACGTTCTATGTCGAAGTTACTACGAATCCAGGAAGCAATCCGAACTATCAATTTGTTTCGGAGAACTTAATGCTGGATTTTAATTCAGACAATTTGGTCCCGGTCGCTGCAACTTATGGCGCGTCGCTATCAATGCCTAACCTATTGCCTAAAGGAATCCTTCAGAAAGATCTATTTATCTCAATCTGCCGGATGTTTAATCTTTACGTTTACGAGGATAAGTCGAAGGATAAGCATATCATGATTGAGCCCTTCATCGACTTTTATCAGATCGGAGGAGGTTTCATCAAGATCGATGACTTTGGAGATTTACTTCTTCATGGCGAGCCAGGCGATACGACTGGGCTAGTATTACTAGAGGATCCAGTATCAAACGCGATCGACTGGTCAGATAAAGTGGACTATTCACAGCCGATCAGCATTAAGCCAATGAGTGAGCTAAACGCGCGCTTCTACGACTTCCAATATACAGAAGACGACGACTTCTTTAATGAGCGATACAATAAAAAATACAGCGAAAGCTACGGAGATAGAAAAGAGGATACTGGCTTCGAGTTTACAAAGGACAGAACAAATATAGACATAATCTTTAGCCCTTCTGTATTAGTCAAAAGGACTGGAGATGACAAGCTTTGCGCTTCTATTTTTGACCAGTCGGATAATGTGGAAGAAAGACGCGATACTAATATCCGAATCATGCAATTCCAGAAAATATCTGAGGTTTCATCTTGGACTATTA